TTGCTGGTGTACCATCGAAATTAACGTGATCAGGTCTCGGTTCTTTTGCTGCCGGGTTGTGCTTCCAAACCTTAACCATTTCAAGACCTATTCTTTTGGCGGAGTCTTGGGCAGTGCGTATACCTTCGACCCTTCCCTTTGCGTTAGCTTTGTGCATCTCATTGTAAGTTATTCTCTTTGCCCTACCGGCTGTTATATCAAATCTCTCCTTGATTACTTTGTTTATTTGTGGGTAGGATTTCCCTTGTTCTAACCCGCTAACTATTTCTTGTCGTGCATTTTGACGAAGTGTATTTTCTAATTCAAATTTAATATCCGTGTAAAGTGCATTGTTATGTTTCTTCAATAAATCAGCCCACATTGTATCCTCTGCTGCAAATCTAACAGCTTCATCAGATAATATGGAGAAATTTAGATTAACACCAGTCCCCACCTCTAGGGCGAAACCAGTAGAATAATAAGCATTACTGAAAGTATTTCTTATATCTGCTGCTGTTGTATTAATAGAAACTCCGCTTAGTTTACCAATTGATTTAGCTATTTCTTTTTCAATATTTACAAGTCTGTTATATTTTCTTAACTCATTTATAGTCGGTGGATCAAACTTCTCATACATATTAGCGATTATTAGTCTTACTTCGTCAAGCGCCCTTTTATAAGCTCCGAGTAATTTATTTTCGTTCTTACGATAGTTTCTAAAGAATCCCTTATCATATTGAGATAATATTTTATTGACTTTCTTCGTCGACATCTTCATCTTCTATATTATCAAGATCAACATTGTTAATTGATTCGGCTTGCTCTCTTTCTATTCGTTTCATTTCTTCTTCCGCATTATCAACATAAGGATGATTTTCTAAATAAGTCTGTTTCGATATAGCAGACATATTCAACATTTCTACTATTTCTTTTTCGTTGAAAATCATAGATTTATTAAACGTTGTTACTATACCTTTTGAATCGTAGTTTTTATTGTACTTCATATTTATATACTTAGTAGCAAACCAATACAATTCATTGAGACCTACTTTTAACTCGTTAATCAATCTATTTGCTTTTTTGTCAAGTGCAGAATATAGGAACTTCAAACTTACACCGGTTGGGTTATTGCCTAATTTATCCATACTCATATCAACCCCCTCAGATTGATAGATTATTTCTTTGCGAGTGATCTCTAAAAACTTAGTTTTAGCTTCGTATGGGATTTCTGCCTTTAACGTACTTACTGCACCGTCTACATCAACCGGAATTACTTTATGAGTCTTAATATTCTGCAATACTATCGCAAGCTCACTCATTCCTTTTTGTGCTTCGCTTGATAAGAAATTATATCCTTTAATGATATATACTAACTCTTGGAAGTCCTCAAGGTCATTGCAGAAATCGGAACTAACTTTATCATAGACATCAATCAAACTCTTTATCGGCTCTAAGTCCGTTGTGCTGTCTAAGTTATTCCTTATAGGTATGAAAGGAACACGCCCCCATCCGTGCTGCTGTTTATCTTCTTTCTTCAATGAGTTAAATTTATGAAAGTGCCCCGCTGGATTAACAGTATAATAATTATCGAGTACAAAACTTCCGTCTTCTATTTGCATCCAATACTCTACTTGTTTATCTGTCCACCATTCGGCTTTATATAGTTCTTTCTTCTCGCCTTTATCGTTGATAAACTGATAAGTGTAATACCGTATTGCTCCGATGAGTTCGTCTTGATATTGAGTATCATAAATTAAAATAACTTCTTCTGCCGGTACGATAATATATCTGAACTCACCTCTTGAGTTAATATAGGGATGCAATACTTCAACACCTTTATTTGATGCACCCACTACACAATTCGTAAGTTTGTTATGAAACTTATCACCTAATATTTCCAATAGATAAGTTTGGAAATCTTGTGAATCTTTTAAGGCTTTTTCTTCTTCTGGGGTTAAATTATCTGGGTCTTTTATTTCCGGTTCAGGTGTAGTAATGTTCGCTGGTTTACCCACCGTATACGCAACTTTATCATTAACATTTATCTTATGAAAGGCATGTATCATCTTATTATTAGCCTTCGTAACATCAACTCTCTTTTCATCTTCAACATAATAATATTTTATCCGTTTTAGTATGTCGTGTTGAGCGTTATAATAATTTATTCCTTCATACATTCTTGCTTTCTGTGGAGACTTCCTATCAGACTCAATCAGATCAAGTAATCTTTTCGTGTCGATATTAATTCTATCGGCTAATATTTTTCTGTTGATTAGTTCTGTTTGTGTGTAGTACATTTTAACCGCCTAATATTTCCTTTATTCGAATAGCTGTTGACTGCATTAATCTTATTTGTTCTGCTAATACTTTTAATTTCTTTAAAATACTTTACCTTCATCTTACCCTACCGATGTTTTGAAAAATCTTATTGTACCTCTACTCATATCACGTTCGCAGGCATATCTCGACATGTCGATTGCATCGTTCTCTAAATCCTCAAGTTCGCTTTTAATGTTGCCGTCTTTATCAACTTTGTAATCTATGTTCTCAAATTGTTTTGCTATTCCCGGACAACGGTTGTGGTCTATTACTATTTCTTCTAAATCGTTTAACCACTTTTCGCCGTATTCGACAGAACCTGCTCCCTTTGTTGCACCAACGATTCTTAACCCGTAATCTTTCATTTCTGCTATTGATTTAGGCTCAGCACTATCGGCAATTATTAAATCATTTTGATAACCTTTCTTTATAATTTCGTCACTCATTTTTCTGTTTGATATTTGCACTCCGAAAACTTCATCAAAAATATACAATTTGTTTCTGGTTTTATCTAAGTGCATTCTCCCGAAACAAGCGGGGTGTGCTGCATAACCCCAATCTATCCCTTGACGTATATTATCAAACGATTTTATTTCTTCATCCGTGATAGTTCTAAAAACCAAATTGTCAAACGGTACAATACCACCGCCTATAGGCTCACCTAACCATACCCAACGGTATTTATGATTGTTTGTTTCTTTTAAATGCTCAATCTCTTGTAATGTTTGCAAAGACAGATAATGGTTTGACCTATAATCCGAATGGTGGATATATGTATTATCCGCTATGAATTGAGTTTCGTATTTCTTATTTACCCAATGTTGTTTTCTTTTCGGGGGGTTGTATGAATAGAAAAATTTGTATTGTAACTTATTAGGTAATTCAGCTCGCAATATCGAGTCTATAATCGTGGATAGTTCTTCCTCAGTTCTAAACTCTGTTAGTTCTTCAACCCAGACAACTGAAATAGGATATTTAGAAATCTTGATTGATTTTATCTTTTGCGGATCATCTGCACCTCTAAATATTATTGAGTTCCCTCTAGCGTTATAGGTTATCTTTAATGGGTTCTTGTGAAACGTGAATTGATCTTCTATATCCAAAAGCAATGCAGCTTCTTTTAATTGTTCGTATACGGACTCTTGAAGTGTATTAGCTACTTTACGGAGCGCCAGAATTGTTATGGGGAATTGGATGAGTAACAAAAGACAAGCTATTGAAATGGTTGTAGACTTCGATGAGTTACGCCCACCCTTTGCAATATAAAAAGTCAACTTCTTACCGGTTATGGGGTGTAGACCGCTTCGAATAGCTTTCCAGAAATCGTGGAATGATTCTAATATGACCTCAGACAGTTTTTTCATTTGATATCATCTTTTATCACTTTTACACCGCCGGAATGTTCTACTTCCGTTTTATCTCTCCATCCGTGATTATTTTTAAGACCGATTATAAACATTGCCGGGTTAACCGTCTTGGATGTACCAGCCTTAAACATTCTGCTTTCTTGAATGCCTTTGCATAGTTCATAAACCTGAGCAAAGTATTTATTCTCGTTGAACTGTTGAACTCTCTGTCTACTTACCCGTTTAGTTATAAAGAAATCGTTAAACCAAAGATTCTTATTCTCCGACTCAACCCAATCAAGCAGTTCATCCGCCAATGCTTTTATTTCATCTCCCGTCCACTTCTTATTAAAAACGTGCTCATACTTTCCTATATAAGCATTTTCGCCGGTTCTCTTTTTATTAGCGTCCGACTTCTTGACTGATTTTTTTGTAGTCTTACGCTTAGTGTTTTTTTTCTTTTCTATTTTTCTTCCTTCGCCCATAATTAATTCATAAAGTAATTGAAAAATGTATTAAAGTCTATTGCTAGTTGTATATAAACAAAATTTGATTCTTTCATTGTTACTTTCACTACTTTGTTTTGGTATATTTCGGCTGTTGGTATTTCATCTTTACCCATTATCTTACTTCCTTAAAGTTTTTAGCATACGCTTTTATCTGGATATACTCTTTACTGTTGCTTATGATATTTCCGATTGAATCGTTTAGATCGTGGGTTGTTATTACCCCGCCGGTGGTATTACTCTTTAACTTGAATAGGATATCCTTATCGCCGTGTTTTTCTATTTCTGTTTGTAAATCTTTTATTAGTGTGGTTGCTTTCATTTTCTTATTCTCTAAATATTTTTTGTTTTCGAGGTCACGGTATTAAATCACCTTTTACTGGTAAATTACCTACGCTTTTAATTTTTCCCAAATATAATTCATAATATTTTGAACTCTTTTTTATCTCAATTAATTCTACAATCATATAAGGTCTGCTATGCCCATAACCATTAACAAAAAGAATTTCTTTATAATTATTATCCGAAAATTTTTTATTCCAAAATGGTTTTATCTCTCTATACTCAATAGTTTTTTCTTTGTTTAATATTTGATAAAAATATTTTTTATATAAAGTTAATCTTAATTGCATATATATTGCCAAGAAGTTGTATAGCGATTTTTGCTTATTGTTTTATTTAATCCTTTAATCCCGGTGTGAGGAGACGTTCGGCTTAATCGGCTTAATCTCCAATTTTTTGATTTTTTAAATGATTGAATTAATGCCGGTGTTGTAGTAACGATTCGAAAATCCCAATGTTCTTTTATGTATAATTCCGCAATAACATTTAACATTTTTGAACCAATACCTAATCCTTGATAATCTGGTAAAACAACCAATCTAGTACATCTTTTAATTTTTTTGTTGTGTGGGTGCGGAAAATAAAGAACAGCACAAAATGCAACAGGCACATTTTCTATATAACCGACATACTGTTTACTGCTTTTATTTATCTCGCTATTCAAATAATGATATTTTCTAAATAAATCCCACATTCCTTTTCGTTCATATAATTTGACTTCAATTTTAGGCCGCCGAACTAACCCCCGGGTATATTTATATTTCATTTCGTTTGTATCGAAAATCCAATCTGGTTCTAACCATTCGACTATATCGTAATGACAACTTACAGCTATAAATTTTTTATTAGTTCTTCTTATAGATTTTGCTACCGCTGCACTACCTATTTTAGCAACGTTTCTATCAACAACCGAAGTAAATTCATCAAATACAATTATATCTTTATTGTTTAGTAAAGAATGAGCTAAATCTACTCTCATTTTTTCGCCGTTGCTTAAAACATTATAAGGCTTCAACCAGGAAGGTGGCGAACTAAATCCTACCGAATTAAATGTTTTCGTAATTTCGTCTATTGAGATGTTTTTTTCAAAATCATCTAAAACCGATGAAGCTTTATATTCTTTTTCATAAATATAATTTTCATTAAACAATTCTTTCGCAATGGTTGTTTTACCAGTACCGCTAGCACCGACAATAACACCAATTTGCCAATCTTTTGATAAATCTATTTCGCCTTT